TCTTAGAGCGTTACCAACGTACACATCAGCGTACACTCCAGACTCCTGTAGTTCCTCCAAAAGATGTCGTGACACAAACTCATCTACAGCAACTCCAAGCGCATTGTCTACGTTTGTAGCTACAGGGTCGATGAGAAAGTTTTGAGGAAGGATGGGTCGCAGTTTGACCATTGTGCGGTCAGTCACATTAACACCCACTGCTGTCAACTCACCACCCATGATAGGCTGGGTGGCGGGAGCCATCTCTTTGACTTCCTCAAGCACTACCTCACCAATCCCCGTCCCAAAGACTGCTGAATTGATAAGACACTCTCCTACTGCCTGACGTAGCTTTGATTTCTCTAGGTCAGTGTGGAGTTTGGTTCTCAGGTACACAACGTCCTGATTGTCCTGATCGTCCATATCGTCAGTAATACTAAAGTATTTACCGCGACCAAATGTAGCTTCCTCAATCTCCGCTACACTGGACTCTACAGCTTGCTGCAATGCAGGGCTGATTATTCTACTTCTTTCACTCTTTCTGTCTGAGTCTTGTGCTGCCCAGATACCTCTCCAGAGCCTGTAGTATTCTTCGTTACGCTCTGCGTAGTTTGATTCATAGTGGTCACGCCAAGTATTGCACTTGTCTATGACCCAATCTTCAATATGTTGCTCAGTGGCAAGGGTGTCGTTGTCACCGTACTCCATTACTTTTTCCTTGGCTTTTTAGCTGTTTTAGCTGCTTGCTTAAAGGCTTTTGCGGTTGGAGCGCCTTTGGCTCCTACCTTACGCATTTTTTCTCCAGACCCAGCAGCAATACGCTTGCGTTTGGCTTGGATGTTAGAATACAGTCCTCGTTTAGCCATGTTACTTACCTACCTTCTTTTGTGCTGTTTTGTGTGCTTGAGTAAAAGATTTACCAGACCGCATAGCTTTACGCATCTCAGTCATGTGTTTTGCACTATGGTGGACTGAGTGTTTTTTCAACGTAGCCTGTTGTTTTTTAGTAAGTGCAGCCATTAGTACCCCGTTACTGTGTCTAAAACTTCATGGTCATCTATTTCAAAGTCGTATGTGTACGCTATCTTAGCTAACTGGTCTATGTAAGCCAATGCGTCCACAAGGTCATCATGTGTCAGTGGGTCAGGAAATTGAAATAACTGGTCTAAGAACCGACTGTTCCACTCTCCTTTGTCAAGGGTTACGAAACCATTTTCAAACCTGCCCTGTAGCGCCCACATGACCCTATCAGTCTTCTTTTTGTTTCCGTGGGTCAACTCATCAACCCTAAAAAACATCCCGTACCGCTTCATCATGTCCGTCAGAGGCGACATAACAGCCTGTCTAGCGATACCTTTTTCTATGCCTATGCCTATAGGCTTGTAGTCTCTAACTACATCAAATATCTTTCTGGCTGTCTCAGACAACTCCCAGCGTCCATGAACTATGTTTTCAACATGCCAGTGTCCACTGTCATTAACCTTAACAACGGCTATGGCTGTCTCATCCAGTTTACTGTTTTTAGTACGCTGTTTGTTTACTTCCTCAAAACCAGCTAAGTCAATGGCTATGTAGTAGTCTCCGTACTCAGGGGACTCACCAAACTTAACCCAATCCTCCTTAAACATCTCAGAGCCTCTGGCCTCAAAGGAAGCCATAAACTCTTGTCTAAACGCATAGCTAGACATACTCTTTTTAGCTACGTTTATCTCCTCTGCGTCCAACAGAGGGTTGTCATAGCTTGTAAAGTGCCATGATTTGTACGTTAAGTCATCACCCAACTCAGCGTACTGATACAACTCATAAAAGTGATTACGTCCCATAGGCGTACCTATGAACAACGCATGTCCCTTTTGGTCAGCCAATGCTGGCCTAAGAATCTGCTCAAATACTTCAGGCTTCATGTCTGCGTATTCGTCCATGACCAGAAACTTCAAGGACACACCACGCATAGTCTCTGGCCTGTCCGCACCCTTCAACGATATTGTAGCACCGTTGATTAGCTTTATCTGTAGGTTGTTAATGTGGCTAGACACAATCACTGGATTCCCCAGTTCAAGCAGTGTCTGCCACATGATGTCCCTAGCCTGTCCCTGTGTAGGTGCAACGTAAAATACATTACCCTTACTGGACTCCAAGGCGTTCACAATCAACAACCATGCTGCTAGTCTGGACTTACCAGTACGCCTACCAGCGGCTACAATCTTAAACCTTGTATCGTCACTCCATACCTGTTGCTGCCAAGGGAGTAACTCTATGTTTAAATCAGTCATATTTTACTGTCTGGTATATAGCTAGTATGACCACACAACAGGGCTAGTCTTTCTAGTGTCAACATGCACAAAGCTTTTAGCAACACCTATCCCATTAAATCCCATAATCATTGCAGCCTTAATTATCTTATGGCGCTGTTGACCACTAGCTGTCTTAATGTCAGCAGCTATACCTTCAGAGTGTTTCCCCGGCTTAGCCTTCTTTGCCTCTATAGAGTGCTTAGGTGACCTATAGCCGCTAGTGATTACAAAAGGAAAACCACAGGCTTCCCTCAACTCATCTAGTTTTCTAACAAAATCTTCATCTATGTTATTCTCACCAGTTTCTTGACACTTAAAGTCATCTATCTGAAAGTATTTATATATCACTTTCTGTGTACTCTCCTTCAATGGCTGTGGTATCGTCTTGACTTGGGTCAGAGACACTTGTGGCGACTTGCCCAACACCTGAGATAGTAATTGACACAGACTGTCTCCCACCAGCAGAATCCTTTTCAAAATAACTTAAAGGCAACATCCTGTCCATTACTAGCTTCCATGCTGCCGCTTGATTTTTATGGTCATCGTTAAGAGCAGCATTAAAAATACTATCCAGAACCTTGTTAGATTTAGGGGAAGCAAGCATTCTAGCCTTATATTCATTAATAATGCTAGCGTCACCTTTAGGGCGACCTACCTTACCCCTGTTTCCTGTAGTTTTAGAGACTACATCAGTCTTCCTTGGTCTTCCTCTTTTACGTTTAGGTTGATCCATAAAGTATTTACCTTAGTACCTAAGAATACTATTTGATTATATCATATTTTGTGTCAAAAGTCAAGGATTATTTTAGATTATTTAGTTACAAGAGTGTCCTTTTAGTGTGTTTTTAGTAAATTCTAGTTTTCTTTTGTAAACAAGAGGTTAGTAAGCACTAACTATTGGTCATTTTAACCTAATTTTGGCCTATTTTGTACATGAGAGGGTACTATAATTTATTAAGCAGCGCCAGCCCCTCCCCCGTCCCCTCTAGCATACCCCGGCCCTCATGTCAACCCTAGACAAACCAAAGGTTGGCACGGTTCTTGCATGTGTTGACTAGAGTTGGCATGAGTTTTGCATAGGAACCTAGCCCTCTGGCTACCACAGCCAACAAGAGAATACAAGTGTTGACATGTGAGAGGCACTGTGGCACCCCATAGGTCAACCCAAGTCAACCCAAGTCAACACAAGTAACCACAAGCACACAACACCACCCATTGCAACTACTATATTGTTCTATGCATAGATCAAATAGTTATTGACACCAGTGCTGCACACGCTATCATGGCTGCATAAATTAATTAACTACATAGGTAAACACATGACAAACTATCAATCAGCTAATAAAAGAATACAAAAGACAAACGATTTGCAGTCTTTGCTTAAACTTAGCAAGTCTTTTGATAATATTTATAACTACGGGTTTTTGACTGCAAAAGAGTTACAAAAGTTAGATAACAAAATTATGGATAAGATGGAAGGATTAAAAGTAACGCTATAATGTTCTATTGTTGCCCATTGTACACAGTGGGCAACTGTGGCAACATTACCAAAACCAATGAGGAATTAAGACAATGAATGGGTCAACAATGTTCGTTATGTGGGCATGCACTACTGCCCTAATCACTACCGCCATGATGACGCCGGTATTCACCGGCTTAGGTTTGGCGTTCTCTCTCACAATTTCCGCGATGGTCGGCTTTGCTCTTATCGTTCAGCATCACGAAAACAAACAAAAGGAATTAAAATAATGAAAGACTTACCAACAGCAAAAGAAATTAAAGAGTCTATAACAGACTGCAACACATGGTACAGACGGTTTTTTAGATGCTGGATTGATGGGTCATACCTTGGTTATGACCATTACCAAGACAACTGCGCCAGAGTACGCAGGGACTACAAAAGCGACAGGGCGTTGCGTGCTTTAGCAATCACGTCCTTCTGTGAGTTTGTAGCACATGAGGAACAATGCTCCCCTAGAACTGTACAGCGTCATATGGTGCGTGAGGTGTCAATAGATGACCTAGAAGCATTAAACGTGGAGTTAATAGACGACCTGCGCGACTTGGTGCGCGATGAGATGGAGGCAGCATAGATGTTAAAAGACTGGAAATATAAGCTTATAATTATTGGCCTCATGTTTATCCTAGTGGTGGACTGGGAACACAGTTTGACACTCTGGGGGTTTTAGGATGATTTGGAGCGCGATAAAAGACTTTTGCACTGCCTATGTTGTAATCTTAACGCTAGTTGGTGTATTATT